GTTACGATGGCGTATGGGTTTTTGACGTTGGTCATGCTGTCGACGTATGGATAGCGTTCGGCAACCTGCTCCGGTGTCATCTTGGCGATGACGTCGTATTCGGCGGCGGTGATCTCATACAGACCAATGCCATCTGCACCAATCTTTTGGTCGGCTCCTGATGCCACGCCCCGGACGTAAACTTCCACCTTTTCCTTGCCCGCGAGCTCTTCCGGCGAGACAACGACATACGCATAGGTGAACTGATTGGACTTGACTGTCCCATTCGACTTAAACCATGATGTTACGTTATTTTCGACCTTTACTTCCGCAAATGACAGATGCACGTATTGCGCGGATACATTCCGCACATGCCCGATCGCTATATAGTGTTTGGTCAAGTCTTTTACAGCACCATTGGAACGAATACCGAATCCCGCCTGTTCCTCCTTCGTACTCGCCACTTCGATGGAAAAGGATCCGTATACCCGCTCGGAACTTAGAGCCTTAACACCGGGTCCAGGTGCAGACCAATCGGCTGTATTTTCGCAGTCTCCAACTCGTCCTAGTAGGTTGATGAGTGTCCGCCCCTTAATCTCCCCCATCCGGAATGGTGCATCCTGTTCGGACTCCACCACCTGGAGGCCAGGGTTCAACGTTAGCGGCTGGTAGGCAGGGACATGGGCGTCTTTCAGGCCCTGCTCGATACGATTCATATCCTCGGGCCGAACAATATCATCCCTTTTCCAGTCTGTTTTTCCCTCATATGGCATCAAATCGCCTCCTTGATCTCTATCGTTTGAACCATTAAGTGATCCGCTGTGATCGGCACATTCACGGCATTTGAACTCAATGTGTTACCCGATGTGTCCTTGAGTTCAACCAAGGTGATCCAAGACACCTTTTCCACTGGCACAATATAATTAAGCACCAGAATATTTTCTGTCACACTTTTGACTTCAAAATCTGTTATTTCAAAGGTTCCGTTAATGACCACTTTTGCAACCCGGCCGTCAATATACTTTGCGACATCACGTAGAAGCCCTGAAGAAATCATGTTATTGGCACCTCCGCTCCGTATGATGCAAATGGTTTATCTCCCAATTGCCAATCACCATCCAGACGATAGTTCCACGTAATGCTTTTTTTTGATATATGTTCTTCGAGTGTTATTCCATCGTTGAGCGCCGTATTTTGCCTGTATATAATGTTCGCAGGCTTCATAATGCGTATGGTGTGCTCTACTTCCCGGAATAAGGGTGCATCATCAATTGATGTAGTGATGGTCATAATGTAATTTGGTACATCAAGTGACACTGCGGCTCTTCCTTGGCCTACGAGTGAATCCAACTGCTGCTGAAGGAATCGAATTGAAAAAGGCGGCTTCATTTGATATCGGTTAATAATCCGCTGCCTTCTAAATTCTATTGTCTCTAAAGATGAAACGGCTTGTATCCCCAACATCTTCTCTCGGCGTTTGATGCCATCAACACTAGATGTAAGGACAAACTGATCATCCAACAACCTATTCAATGCGGACTGTAGTTGATTTATTTCTGGCTCTTCTGTCTCGGCAAGTTCATCGAAATCGATAATTCCCAAAAGAAAAGATGGCCAGTGTTTTCTGATCTCATCAGACATTAACTGTCACCGTCCCTACGATTGGTATTTCCTCTTCTCCGAGTGTAACATTATTTGGATGCCCGTTTAGAGTAGTCCCCGCCACATCGATGACACCTGGAACCGTTAGTATGGCAGCTTCTATCAAAGCGACACGTACTACTATGTTGGTGACTTTTGCCCAACTCTTTCGAAGGCTCAGCAAATACCCTCCAATGACATCCATGATCTCCCCTTCTACTTGCCCAGGAGTCATTCCTGTTTCCAACACGATTTTTGTTACGACGTTAATCGTTACATCATTAACTGGGGCTATCGTAACCCTATGGCCGATGGGAGCAAGACCAAGCCCCTTACCGTTGTTTTGTACCGGATCTACCTTCGTCTGTATTCCGTCAAGCATTTCTCTAGGAGGGGCAGTCCAGTCGGATGTGATTAGGGTACACTTTACGGTCCCACCGCCTTGCCAAACCGGGAACACTTTCACGTCCCCAACACCATCAATAGCATTTAACTTTTGCTTATAGTCGCTTACGTTACCACCGAAGGCCGGTTCATTGACCGCTTCGATATATCGTTGTCTCAGCGACTCATCAGACTCATCATCATCTCCAGGAACCAACACTTCGGATAACTCGGACCTTGCCAGTCGATCAACGAAATCGATAGGTAGCATTGCTCCGAATACTTTGTTTCCGATAGTTCCGGTCTGTTCGGATTCGAGATTAAATACTCCCACTTCTATCTTACTAATTACTACGTAGTTTACTCCGTCGATTGAATATCGGCTCCCAATAGGTACATCAAGCGGCAAGTTGTTTCCGTCGAAAAATAAACCTTTCCGCCTCGCTTTCGTTGCTTGTTTCCGTTTTACGCCAAATTCAGCAGTTCGGCGTGAGAGATATTCACCGCTTGCGGTATCAGCAAAAGAAAGAGCCATATTGACGTCCAATTCAGCGTACAGGCTTGCAAGTTCCCAAGCCGCTGGGGCACAGGCGTTGTAAATCACCGACCCCTCACGCTTATCAACGTCATCAGGAACTCGTTCTAACATACGGCCAAGAATAACGTCGAACGTTTGATTTTCGTACAATCATTTCACCACCTGTTCAGCATCGAAATTGCCGTAAGATGATACAACAGTGAACCGAGCAAGTAACCGGTCACCATTATAATCCACAGTAAGATCCTCGATCCCGGATATACGCTCATCTGGCATCAGCGTTTCTTCGATCATTCGCCTAAGTTCTGTTTCGATAAATATTGGGTTAGAGCCGATTAACTTATTAATTTCGCTCCCATATTCTTCAGAGTAGATTAAATGTTCATACCTACTGGAAGACAGGGCCATAAACACGGCCTGTCGAATGGCTTCGAGACCGTCTCTCATCTCTATCACACGACCTGCCTCAAAATCTATTATCCACGTCTTTGAAGGCTCTTCCGCTTCTTCTAGTTGACCTTCAATACTTGCTCCTTCTGGTATCATTCTCACACCACCCTATCCAGAACCACATATCGTTGTCCGCCCTGTACCCGCATCATCAAAACTTTGTCGCCTGGTTGCAATCCCTGACGTATGTGATACTTCACGCCCGCAATGGTTATGAATAGTTCTTTCACGGAATCGGTCAATATTAAAAACTCTTCGGTAAGTGTGAATCGTTGGTCAACATTAATGACAAGAGGTGCAACGTCTGTTACAGTCCCATGTAGGATGTTAACTGGATTGCCCGCCTGCACGGCATCTTCCGCCGCTGATTTTATGATTTCGATCAAATTCATATAGCCTTCATCTCCAACGACATAGTGTGTTCTGCCCCATCAAAAGAATGCGTGCAAGAATCCACAATAAAGGGCTGGTTAATGCCGTACTCAGAAATGAGTAATCGAACATAACTTCCAGCCCTGATTCTAATATCTCCAATTGCTTCAATCTTCAATGTTTTGGTTTCTCGGTTCTTCACCTTGGCCAGCGCATCTAACAAGTTTTTTATTTGCGCGTGATTCATATTTTCATCGACGCTTTGATATAACTGCAGCAGGCCCCATTTTTTAATGTTTACACTGTCCTTTGCGACGTAAGTCTCGCGTTTTTTTGTGTCTTTATTATCCTTATAGAGGACGATTTGATTATAAGTATCTGTATCTATTGATGTTTTTAAACTGTAGTCGTACATCAAACTTCCGTCACCGATATGAAAATCTACTAGCATATCTTTTACATTCTTTAGCACTAGACTTCCGAAATCGTCATAGAAGACGTAATTACTTCCAGAGTTGATGATCGTCAAATCTAGCGCTTTATATATGATATCCAGTAGTTTTTTGGCATCCTCGAGCATTGTCGGTATTTTATAACCGGTGTCCACGATGGCCCCGGTTTTCAACTCAAAGTCACCCGCAATGCGCTTAATAACATCCGATGCCGTGGTATTCGTAAATTTATAAGTATCACTGGCTAACAAGTAACGAATCTGGTCGTATGCTTTTATTTTTACGTCTTCGTCCTTCCCCCCATCTATGTTGAATATATAACCATAGAAGACATTTTTCCCATCTTTCTTAACACTAACGACATCGCCATTTTGATAGGTGAAGGCTTTGGCTTGGTATATGGCATTTTTTAATAGTGTAAAATCTAGGCTTCCCGGACCACCGAATCTAGACGTTTTCCATTGAATACCGCTTACGATCTCCGAAATGTTCCATACGTTCCCGTTTTTGTTGTCCAAAAGAACCTCAATCATTTCTTCGCCCCCGGTATTTTGAGAACTCGCCCTACTTTAAGGTTTTTTAGATCGGCATCACTCATGTTGTTTAGATTCTTTATTTCTTTCCACCTGCTGCCGTCGCCTAACGTCTTTTTCGCAATCGCCCACAGGTAGTCACCTTTTTGGACTGTATATGTCTTGGGTGGTTGTTTCTCATTTGGGCGAGTCTTACTCGTCTTTGAATCTTTTTGCGCTGTCTTTCCGGCAGATGTTTTGATGATTTTCACCTGCTTAGCAGAGTAAAACACATATTTTTTCAATTTTAGCGAATATTCGATATCTTTCGTTCCCCCGACTTCTTTCCAATCGAAGGATTCAATGCTTGCAGGCGTGTTGATATCGTACAGATCACTTTTGACAATAAAGCGGATTGGGTGTCTGGTCCTCATCCACCGATTAATGTACTCTACATATTGCCCAGGTGAAAGTAGTTCTTCAGTGTGAACATATGAGGAACGTTGCGCCGGAAAAATGCTGCTAAATTGATATTCCGTCAATTTCGCGTCTTTAATAACATTAATGTCTCCTAGGCCTATCACATTGTACACCTTGTCGTTGCCTCCCTCCGTGAGAGCAATAGAGGAAGGCATGACAGGTAATTCGATCACTTCTTCTTTGTTGTTAAAACTTAGTTGAATGCCGTAACTCATTTCCCATACACCCCTTGTGCGGATGTAGTCATTTGCTCTTCAAGTACATTCGTAATGTGAGCAATAAAGGTCTTTTCGTCTGCTCCATTACGGATATTGACCTTTCCAACATTGACCGCCGGTTGAAGAGTAATGAAGTTCTGAATATTCTTCATTTCTGCAAGTTCTCTCATGAGTTTTAAATCCTCGCTTGCGATATCGACTTTCCCCTCAATTTTTTTGACCTTTCCGACTTCATCAATACCTTTTAGTCGCTCTGTACCTCCCAAACTGTCCTTTATCTGATCTTGTCCTCCAAGTGGCTTAGTCGCATCATCTTGCGCTTTAGCTGCTGCATCCCTTTCCTTTTGACGTTCTTTGAGCATGTTGCGGACTTTCTCCTCACGTTCCGCAGCTTTTCTCGCGGCTTCGCCCTCCATCTTCTGTATGGCTGCATCGCCAGCTTTCTTTATGGCGTCTGCTTCTGCGGCCGCAGACGCCGAAAAAGTAACGTGATTTACAGCGTCTATACTTACGCCTGGTATCTTGTTAAGCAGGTTTATAAGGTCATTGATGTCGTCGATCGCACTGTTGATGAACTTTTCAAGGATTTCGAGAGATTTTACACGCATCCATTGAAATGCATTGACCACACCATACCCAACGCGCATGAAGAAGATCGGTACTTGGTCGAAGAATCCAAGAATCGCGTTCCACGCTCGCATGAGCGCAGCAGCGAACTTGTCGTTTGTCTTCCATAACTGAACGATCCATGTAATCAAGCCAATGATGATCGAGATGATGAGGATGTATATGTTAGCCTTCATGGCTGTATTCAGTCCTATCCATGCGGCTCTAAGACCTTGTACAGCCCACGTCTGAGCAAAGATTGCCAACGTGCTTGTGCCAGTTGCAACGGCTGAAATGCCCTGTGCAATAGCCTGTGCTTTAGTAATTACAAGCCATGCGCCGAATGCGCCGACTATACCCCAGATGATCGGTTCAATGGTCGACCAATTAGATGAAAAGAATGACACGACACTCCCTGCACCAACAATTATATTGTTCATGATGGGGAGGATTGCCCTTAATCCTGCTGCGAGTGAGTCCAAAACAGTGCTGAACGCGTCGCCAACACCTTCAGCAGCAAGCCCGTCGTAGAAGTCAATCCATATGCCTTCAATTTCAGATAAGAACAGTTTTATCTTCCCGGCAGTGGTTGCGTTCATAATCTCGGCCATTTTCTCCGCGGCGCCGTCAGAGTTCTTCAGCGCCTCAGTAAAATCATTCAATGCTTCCGGCCCTTCTTTGATTACGGACAACCACGCCGTGGCCGACTCAACCCCAAATATACGCTGTGCAGCGGCAAGTTGGTCTGCAGCCGTAAGTTTTCCAAAAGCTACTGACAAATCGCCAATAATGGTATTAATGTTTTTCATGTTCCCTTGCGCGTCGAGGAAAGAGACGTTCAACTGATCAAGAGACATTTCTGCGCGTGCTTTTGGATCTGCCATCCGCAAGAATCCAGCACGCATTGATGTACCAGCTTGGGAGGCCTTAATTCCTGAATTCGCCATAATTCCGATCATCGCTGATGTTTCCTCGATGGACGCCCCGAAACTCTCTGCAACAGGTGCGACGTACTTCATCGTTTCGCCCATCATCGCCACGTTGGTATTTGACTTTGTTGCCGTGTATGCAAATACGTCAGCGACATGAGTAGCTTGACTCGCAGACAAACGGAATCCTGTCATGGTGTCAGAGACAATATCAGCGGTTCTCGCAAGGTCTTCACCAGCGGCCGCAGCGAGATTCAGAAGCCCTGGCATGCCGGCCAATACACTTTGCGTATCCCAACCGGCCATACCAAGGTATTTCATACCGTCTGCGGCTTCGGACGCGCTGAATACGGTCGTTTCGCCCAATCGTTTAGCTTCTCTGCGGAGCGCGGCGAACTCGTCTTCTGTGGCCCCCGTAATCGCTCGAACGTTTGCCATTCCTTGCTCGAAGTTCTTGAACTGCTCGAAACCACCCCGCAGGAGTCCTGTAACCGCTCTGAATCCGGCATAAGCCCCGATGATCCCCGTTACTTTCTTTGCAAGTTCATCAGCATATGTTGCTCCATTTTTCAATTGCTGGTTGAACTTATTCTGTTTTCTTCCGCTTTCTTCGATTGGGGTTGGCAAGCTACGGATCGCTGCATCTGCTTGCTGGATGCTTTTTCTTGCCGCATCCATCTTTGATGAATCGAATGCCCTCCCTACACTAGATTGCATGTCCTGCATGGCGCCCATTGTCATGTTCATGGCGCCGGTAATTGTTTTCAATACGGATGTCATGTTGTCATGTAGGGCCAAACTTGAAGCGACTGTTGTCATTAAATCACCCCTTTAGGGCATAAAAAAGGCGCCCCATTAGGACGCCTTGTGCTTAAGTTATTTTACTTTATTGAAAATATCAATTGCCTTTTCGTTTTTTGCTTCCAATAAGAATCTTCCGTTTTTAGCCCACTCTTTCGCTTGAGGGAAGTCTTTGACTGCATCATTTAGATCGCCATCAGATGCATACTCATAGATTGCAGTTTTTGATCCATCAACTTGGAAGAGTACACCGTCCTTGGCTTTTATCATCGAGAACATAGGCTTTTCTTCCTTGTCAACCTCAACACCCTGATCCGTATAAGCTTTAATGAAATCATCAAGCGTCAGAGAACTTTCATCAGCCCCTTTAGAAGAACATCCTACGAACAATACTGAAAGAACGACCAGAAAAATGAGTAAAGTATACTTCTTCATTCTCTCTCCCCCTAATTGGATAAATATTGTACTGCTACCATAGTACCAAATTTATCAAAGAGGGGGTAGCTATTCTATTTCTTTTTTGCCTTTGAAACTCGTTTCTCTTCTTCAACACGGATGTCTATGAGTGCATAGATTGCTGCTCGTTCTTTGATCCCCATCCCCATCAACTCATGTGGTAAGATGCGGAGTTTGTGGAGGGCGTAGTATGCATAGTGCGCCTCAGCATCGCCCTCCTCTATTAGTTTTTTACTTCGTCAACTAGGTCTTGCTCAGACTTGTCAAATCCATTCAATGCCTGCACCTGCTGCAGCAGATTGGTATATTCCCCAGGCAGGAGCATTTTGCGTAGAAGCGCTTCCGCTCCCATGACGCCATAGGACTGCTGGAGCTCCACGTTTTTTAAGTCCGGAAACTCGACGCTTCCCACGATCAACTTCGCCGTATATTCATTGAAGTCGATTTCAGGAGTTACGGCGCCGCCCTTGCCTTTAACTTTCTTCGTAGCTGCCTTCCGGCACTGCTCATTCTCTGCTTCCGTCATACTGCGCAATTTCCAAGGAATAGGTTTCCCGTTTGCGTCCTTAAAGCGTTGAGACACCACCAACTCCTCTGTTACTTCTCCCTCTACGTTTTGTGCAAAAAATGCGCTCAATGTGCTCATTTATTAGTTCCTCCTATTGTCCTAATGTTGGGGATCTGAACGAATCCTGCATCGTTACCCCTTCGAATGTGAAATCAATATCCTCTTCCATTGCATCACTATCGGTGTCAAGTTGCGCAATAACAATGCCGTCAAGGTTTACGCCATTAAGGATTATCGTTTGCTTTCCGATACTCGACGTCGGGTCCTCATTCGTGATCTGGATATCGAAATAGGTGTCAATCCCTTTGTTGATGTAATCCAACATTATCTGTCGGAACAATGACGTTGTATAGTAAATGGTCATGCTACCGCTGCCGCTCCAGCCGGTAGCCTTATGTTGCGTACCTCTACGGCCTAGTGTCTTAATTTCTGACTTCTCTTTTTCGATTTTAGCTTCGAGGGACTTAACATAGAACATCTCTTCATAGCGGCCATTTATAATTGCATACGCTCGTCCTTCTTGGCCGTTGATCGTATCTTTAGCCTGCAAGAAACCCATATTACTTCACTCTCACTTTCATATAGATTTTCTCGATTGCATCTACTGGTTGGATTACCAATTCGCAATATACCGAGTCAACTTCAGTCCCCGGAAGCACGGCAACGTCCGTTTGCGGATCAAAATTCTGAATAGCTGCTAAATTTTGCAACATGTTCAAGTAGTTCGTGCATTCTGCCCGCAGGAGCGAGCGGCCGTCATCGTTGTTGTTCACCTTTCCAATGTAAGAGCGCTCGAAGATTCGCTTCAGGTCATTTCCGATGCTGTCCAACACTCGAATGACACGGTTCTTCGAAAATTGCTTGCCCTTCTCTGGTTCAAACGACGTGAAGGTATTGATATCTTGCTCTACGACTGCGCGCCCGTTGTTTGCAACAAAAACAAACTCGCCATTGAGCAGCGCCGCCTCAATCTGCGAGTTTGTGTATCGAATGTTTGTATCCACAGCGTCGTCATACGCCGTGTATGTCAGAGATTCGTTCACGTTAGCCGCAGCCGTAGCAGCTGCAACCCATGCCGTTGCTTGTGCAGCGGTGAGTGTAGTCCCATCGGACAACACGACGCCATTCTTGACGCTGATTACACCCTCGTAATCGGCGTTAGGATAGTTTTCTAGGGCGAGTTGGACCTTTACCCCTTCCTTATCTCGTAGACGCTTCACAAACGAAACGTAGACGGCCTTCAAGCTGCCGTCTGTGCTAGGAAGAGCCATCGTATGGAAGTCGTGGACTTCGATTGCCTCCAAGTAGGCCGTGTGGTCTTGATTCGTTGTCGTACCATCTGCTCCGCCCGTGAGGGGGGCGCCGGCCGTCACTTCCAAGTCGCCGCTGCCGCTGAACTCTACAAAGGCGTTAGCCTTCAGGTCCTCTACTTTTTTGACTACTTGCAATTCTACAGCCTGTCCTGCAAATACCGTTGTAACGTCGAATTTCGTATCGTCGTCAATGTTCTTCTGGATCACGATCTTGATGTCGTTACCGCGGGCGCCACCGTACTTGGCCGTAGCCGTCAGGGTACCGACCGTAACCTTAGCAGACGAGCCGGTATTCAGGCGGTATAGCAGCAGCGTCTTCGCTCGCTTCAATGCCTCCCGTACTAGCAAAAGCTCTGGCGCCGTAATATCGTAGCCAAGCACCTCGCTAACGTTGTCGCCTGCGTCGATTCGAATCACTTGCTTGGCTGGCCCCCAACTGAGCGACAACGGCATAGTTACAATGCCGCGTTCGCCGACCGAGCCAACCGGCTTACCTTCGCCCACAAAATTAATGTAGACGCTAGGTCGCACCTTGTTTTGAGTTACCCATGTTCCACCCGGCATTAGCGCGCCTCCTTCTTTTCAAAGTCTTTAATGACCTTTTCTGCTTGCTCTACGGTGTATTGCTGACTTCCATCCAGTAGCGCGCCCAATATGTCCTTCTGGACATTAGAAAAGCGCTGTGAGCCCAATATTTGCTCCTTGGTGTATGTTGCTGCAGCCGCTTTGCTCATTTCAATCCCTCTCTTTGCTCAAGAGTCTGCATGTAAGGCTCTTTCTTTTTCTCCCGCATGACGTAGATGTCATAATCGACCTTGAAATGCAGGATCCCATCGACTATTTCGCTCTCCATCTTCGTGCCGCGGCATATCCCTTCCCCGACTTTGATATATTCCAGGTGCTCCAAAAGCTTTTCAGCAACCATGAACATTTCCTCGTTGGCATCCGTTTTTGATTCCGGAAAGTAGTGGATATCGAAAGTATGGTATCTGATATACCGACGGCCGAATTCACGATCCTGGGCGAAAGGAAACAATTTTACGAAAAAACAAGGCTCTTCTAAGCCCTGTTTGATCTCTTCCCCGTATATGTCTGCTTCGGGGAAATGTAACGCAAGAGCCGATATTACGCCATCTCGAACGTCATTAACCGTCATCGCCATCAGCATCCCCCTTTCGCGCCGGTCGGCCATTCATAATGTCGTTCAGGAGATCCGTCTGTCTCTTTTGTAGGTACTTGGGCAGTTCTCGTTCGATTTCTTTCATGCTGATTGCCATCATGAACTTCCCTTCTACCCATCCGCCCTTTTCACCGACCTGCATACCCGATTTGGAGTCAGGATCATAAACGAACGTTTTTCCTTGCCAGTATCCAGGTACCCAGTGTGATCGGAATCCATTCTCGACGAAAGAGACATATTCAGCGTTATTGAATATCTCCACATAATAATAAGAGCCACGCCGCTGGACTTTGCCAACGGTCCAGGCACGGCGTAATTGACCATCCCCTACCGGCGTACGCTTCTTGATTTTCCTCTCGGCCCTATACGCCATCTCCATCAGAAAATCACGTATGAAGCGTTCTACGACTCTCTCGTCGGACGCCTTTTTAAGAGTCTCGGCAAACTGTTCGAATTGCCTTGTGTCAAACTTACCCCACTTAGCCATTACGCCTTATCCTTCCTCAATAAAATGACTTCTTGGTGCGTTGGGTATAGGAAAGGCTCGCCTGCCGTATACGTTCTTGTAACATTTCCTCTGACAACCTCTATGGTGTCGCCTTGCTTAATTTCTAGCTCTGGAGCAATAAACAGTTTTGTCTCATATGAGATGACATTCTGTGCCTCTCGCTGCCCATTCACCGCCAACGCCTTTTGGGAGATGCGGCAAGGTTGATCCACATATACGGGCGCCAGTTCATTCTTTGTTTCGCCGTTCGGTTTCTTCGCCTTCCCGTATCGACTTATGGTGGACCTGTCTTCATACATCTTCTCAATCGCTTTACGGTGCCGCTTGTAGTTAATCATGGCCTACCACCTCAGTTTTCTGTAGCGGTTTAGATCGACTCGATAATTAAGCACTATAGAGTCAATGACAGACTTGGACGTATTCGACACCTCGCCTGAACCCGAGCCACCGCTGACCTGCGTATCTCCGATCTTGACAGAGTTTCCGCCACCGGCTGATTCTGCTATTTCCTCGATGTTAGGCAACTCAACCCGGACCGCATCGATAACCATTGATGCCCATACGAATTTGAGGGCTTCAGGGACTGAGGAGATATTGCAGTAATGCTTTATACGGTGCCCGATCTCGTCGATGTACGTGCCGATAAGGCCCTTATGCGCGTCATCGGATAAGGCCAGACGGGATTTAACAATCGGCCAGACATCCTCACTCGTAGTCATGTCGTTACTCCTCTGGTGGTTGGATTACCTTAGCGGCGAGCAGCACGCCATAATCTTCAGCCGTTACTTCTGCTTTCTGCCCATAGGTATAGCAGGTATCATTGTGTTTGGTATTTGCTATGAAACTGACCTTGATCTTTTCCACTTCTTCATGTTGTTTTGGCTGTTCCTGATCCACTTCATCATTGTGTTCAGTCTCAAGAACCGCTTCTACTTGCTCTGCTTTTTGCATTTTTTTATTAGACACGTCCATTCCTCCCACTATAAA